CTTAACGAAACATACACATCTGAGCCTAGGTCTCTCATATAGGCTACCGGATACTTTTTTTAAGATTGTTAATTTTACGCCTATATTACGATTCGTACATAATCAGGCGGTTGCTAAGACATCTGAATTTGACTCAGAGTTAAAGCATAATAATACACAGCATAAAAAATATATATTTCATTATTTTATATATTATACGTGTGAAATATTAAAAAAATATAATAAGAAATATAAACCGGTTATATTTTTTGATACGACTAATGAATTAAATTTGTCATATAGGTCGTTTTTAGATGTTTTTAGTAAAAAATTTCCAGTAATCATCTTACAAGAAGCGTGTACTTTCAGTAGTTTTAAGAAAAGGGTTAAATGTGACGGTTATCGTGAAGAGCTTTGTGTTGTATTAACGCGAAAGCTTAAAAAGAATCAATCTAAGTCTTTTTATTTTAATAAATTACAATACTTTTGTAAAAAATACGAACTTACATTTTTAGATAAAACATACTTCAATGACATAAGAAATAAGCTTTCATTGCTATAAATAATTAAGATGAGTAAGTTTCTTAAAAAAATCGCTGAGTTGACTAATCCTAGTAAAACTCCAGAAACTCCAGAAGATGCTGCCTTAACAAAAGCTGAAGATGATGACCGTCAAGGAAAAGCTACACCTCTGCAAAAGAAACTCTTACAAAAGAAACGGCAATTAAATCAGGCAATTGGAAATAAATTAGATAAAGCAACTCAAGACCTAAAAACAGAACAAGGCCCGGGAGATTTTGTTCCAAGACCTGGACCAGAAACCGGNGGTGAGTTCGCACCAGCTGTTCCACCTCCNGGTATACCACCTGTTCCGCCTCCTGTTGAACCAGCTCCTCCAGAACCATTAACAACAGAAGGAGAGACTTTTTTAGTAAATCTTGCTCGAAAGGCATTATTTGTAGATATTGATGAAGTAGGATTAACAGATGCAGAAAGAGAGAGTATTAATAAGGATGCTGAGCCAGAAACTGCTAAAAAGGTTGCTAAGNTTTTACGTAAAATTATCGTTGATTATGGCNTAAGTGAANAGTTTGTTTCGAGAGCAAATGTTATTCTTGAGGACTTAAAAAAAAACGATAGAGTAGTTGTTCTTGTTCCCGGGAGCTTTAAGCCGCCTCATAAAGGTCATTATGAAATGGTTAAAAACTATAGTGAGACATGGCCTCAGAGTCAAGTTCATGTTTTAATCTCAGCCCCATCAGCGAGAAGTGAAAGAAAAACAAAAGACGGTAAAATAATTACTCCTGTAACTGCCCAGCAAATATTTGAACTATATGTTGAACCTCTTAGTAACGTTACAGTTAGTGTTTCTGAATATCCGTCTCCTGTAACAGCTGCATATGAGTCTCTTAAAACATTAGAACCTGGAACAACAGTTGTTTTAGGTGCGAGTAAAAAAGATGATGACTGGAAGAGATGGTCGTATGCGAGTCCATGGGCAGAAAAGCAAGGCTTAGGTTTAAATATTCTTGATCCTGCAGAAACTGCGGTTGATGTTACTACAGATATATCAGGTCGNCCTTATAGTGCTGGTAATATTAGAGATAATTTTGATAATTTTGAGATGATACANCATGATATTCCAGATCATGTTGATCCTGCGCAAATAAAACAAATATTTGACTTACTTTAAGTCTCTTACAAAATTATAAAATTCTTGTCTTGTAAGGTCGGTTTTATCTAAGAACGCACCTGACATTCTAGCGGTTTTCATTGTACTATCATGCTTAACTCCTCTTACGCAAGCACACATATGATTGGCTTCCACTAATACTGCTACACCNTTATTTTCGTCACATACTTTATCTATATGTGTATGAATTTGCATAGTTAGATTTTCTTGTACCTGTGGACGTCTCGCAAACCATTCAACGATTCTATTTAATTTACTTAGACCAATTACCTTACCATCTCTTCCTGGTATATATGCTACATGCGCAACACCTATAAATGGTAAATGATGATGAGAGCAAAAAGAATGTACCTTAATATTACCTTGAAATACAATACCGTCGTATTTATCGATATTATCAAATGCAGTAATTACTGGAGGTTCGGTATAACATCCCTCTGCTAAGTCATTTACAAATGCTTTTGCTACTCTTTTAGGTGTATTTGAACTATTAGGATCATTTCTCCAATCAAAACCTAATGCATCCATATATCCTTCATATGCTTTTGCGGCATTATTAATAATATTTTCTTTTTCTTCTGGAGTTCTAGGTCTATTTTGATTAGCGTATTGAAGTAAATCCTCATTCATATGAATCATTATAACATATTTGATTTATAAATCAACTCATTAAATAATTTATATGGAAATCGATCCGAAGCCCAGCGTGCCATGGAAGATGTATAAGTATTTACCTACTTTAGATCCCGAGTCCATAACAGTCCCGGTATTTTGGGATGGTTGTCATGAAGTTATAAATCCTTCTGATATAGAATATACAATATTATGTGCTGGATGTTCTTTTACTCATTGTCGTACGTCACCGTGGCCGCATAAAAAAACGCTCGGGCGCATCCGCGCGAAGTGGTACAAATTAGATCCAGTAGCCCAATTTATTAAAACAGAGCATCCGTATGCTAGTCTTCTGCCTGGCCATACGTATAATATTGGAGATCGCGGTAGTGGTATTCGCTCTAAGTCTTTTAGAAAATTTTTTGAAAAAAAACCGGATATAAAGTTAACACATGTTGTTTATCAAGTACCTTGTCCGTCGCGCCAACCTGCAGATTTAAATAATTATGATGAACAATATTTTTACGCCACCATACGAAAGGGTTCCCTCAAGAAGGCCGGGCAAGCCCGGCGCTTGGCCAAGAACCTTCAATCGGTATGGATGCAGATAGCTGTTAATAGTGATCATGTTAATGCCAGCTTACAAGCTTTTGATAAAATAGATCAATATCTTAAAAAAGCCATGGACATGATTGATATTAATGTTAAATTGATTCGAGAAAAACAACCTAATGCGAAAATAATATTTTTACGCTATGAACATACTTTAAAGCCATTAATATATGAATTTAGTAAGAAGTTTTATAAAAACATGCTAACTGATTATTGTAAGGAAAATAATATTACGTATATATATGAAGAAAATTTTAATACAAAATGGTTTAAGAAGAACAAATACGGTAGTCATCCTAATAAAGACGGTGCACAACTTATGGCAGATAAAATAAAAGAGTATTTATGATTCATCAAGCATTTTTAAAAAATCTGACTTATGTATTACTGGGTAATTATTTTCTTTTTTACCATCAATAAAAATATATGGAATATTATAACGATCTAATTCTTCAATCCACTTAATATACGTATCTTTATATCGTTCATGAAACGTTCCAAAAGAATGTTTTTTTAGTACGTCTCCTCTGATAGCTCTTTTTTCTACTCTTCTACGCCATTCCGATTCAGATGTACATAAAATAATTGCTCTTTTTTTAATAGGATGGGTTTTAATTACGTCCCAGCGATGATCCCACTTCGGTGGCGCTTTTATTCGATAGCATAAAAATAAGGTTAAATTTACACAATATTCATATATCCAGTCAAGCTGCTCACGGGTAAGGTGTTTGAATGCGCGTGAGGACATATGTGCTGTTTTATGTATATCATTATATACTTGGTCTTCTATAGAGACGTGTAACTTTTCGAAACAATATTTAGAATCGATATTTTTAGTAAACGTTGTTTTACCCATACAAGAAGGCCCACATATTAGCTCTAGTGTAGGCCGCCTAGATTGCTTCATATAAATATTTAACAAGTATCTATGAAATTCCTATATAAAATAAAATTAAGATATCTTCAATTTAAGCAATGGTTATTACACAAATTCAGAAAGGACGATGATGATGACAATATATATCCTTTCTGGTGATTGATTATAAATATTTACATGAAATCTATTTTGCTATGTGGTGGGAAGGCGTGCTGTCCGACATTAATGTTACATGAAGATAAAAAAACAGTACAAATTACAGATGATGCCGGTAATATCGTTAAAATGGATATATCTCAAGCTAAATTAATAGACAAAGCATTAAAAAATCTCTTAAAGGAGGATAAATAATAATCTTTATGGATTTGCTAGCATGTATCGGTTTAATGTTTATTCTTAAATATGGTACTATTCTTAATTTTCCTAGAAAAATTGTCACAAAAATATCTTTTATAAGGGAATTATTTAAATGTAGCTTATGTTTAGGTTTTTGGTCAGGTGTTATTGTATATTTTATTAGTAAAAATGAATATATATTATTTCCTTTTGCGAGTGCTGGTGTGTGCTGGATAATAGATAATTTTAATAATGTACTTCAATCAATTGAAATAAAGCTTGATAAAGAAGATTCGTAATATATAATTAATTATATGAAGTTCACAAGCACAAAAATTATTGAACTAGGAATTTGCTGAGCAGGCTGGCAGTATTTGTTAAAATGGGTAAAGGAAGTAAAAGACGAAATGGAGAAAATACAAGAAATATTGTATCCAATTGGGATGAAATTGATTGGGGATATATAAAGTTTACTAAAGACGAAGAAGCCGATAAAGAAAAAGATGAGCGAAAAAGAATCAACGATACTAAACGTCGACGGAAATGATACAATTTATCTATCAGATGATAAGATATTTTATACAGTAGAAGGAGAGGGTGAACTTATAGGTTACCCTTCTGTGTTTATGCGACTTTCGATGTGTAACTTAACATGTCAGGGCTTCGCGTCGGAAGACTCACCTCATGGATGTGATAGTTATATTTCTTGGAGTGTAAAAAACAAACTTACATTAAAAGAGGTACTTGACTTCCTTGCAAGCAGCGGTTATAAAGATCATTTATATAATGGTGCTATATTAAAAATTACCGGCGGAGAGCCTTTAGTACAACAAAAGGCATTATTACGTTTTTTAAGTTATATGGAAGTTGAATGGGGATGGATTCCTCGTATAGATTTTGAAACTAATGCAACTATTTTACCCGATAAAGAGTGGTCTCGAGTCGCTGCTACGTTTACTACATCTCCCAAAATGAGCAATAACGGCGATCCCGTGGATAGACGATATAAACCTAAAGTATTAGAGTGGCATGCGCTGATGAATTCCGGCTTTAAGTTTGTTATTAATCAAGAATCAGACATAGATGAAGTTTTTGGTAAATATGTTGTACCGTTTGATATACCTACAGGCAGGATATGGTTAATGCCTTGTTGCGGCAGCAGAGAAGAGCATATAGAAAAGGCTCCTATGGTTGCTGAGCTAGCTAAGAAGTATAGATTTAACTTTAGTCCTAGATTACACTTACTTATATGGGATATGGCATTAAAAGTGTAATTAATTAAATATTAAATAATATGAGGATTGCAATTAGTGGGACAGCGTGTCAAGGTAAAACAACTTTAATTACAGACTTTTTAGAGCAATGGCCTAATTATAAAACACCTAAAAAGACTTATAGAGATATTATTAAAGAAAACAATCTCGATCATTCTTCTAAAACTAATAAAAAAACACAAAAAAAGATTTTAGATTTTATGATTAAAGAGCAAAAGAAATATCGTGGCTCTGATAATGTAATTTTTGATAGATGTCCGTTAGATAATCTTGTATATAGTATATGGGCAACCGAACAGCCTGACTTAGATATCGATGATAAATTTGTACAAAAATGTATACCTCTTGTTAGAGAAAGTTTTCGTAATTTAGATATTATATTCTTTACACCTATAACAAAAGTTGCATCTGTTGAACATGTAGAAGATGATTTACGTGACACCGATCCTAAAGTTATAGAAGGAATTGATAATATATTTAAAGCTATGCATCGAGAATATATGAATAACGACGCTAGTGTATTTTTTATAAAAGACGATAGGCCTGGTATTATAGAAGTATTTGGTAGTAGAAGAGAGCGGATAGAGATACTTAAGCTTTATATAGACGCTGAAGGAGATATACATCCAGGAGGTAATCTTATTGACGAAGACATGTTAGCTGATATGCAATCATTAAGCGGAGTATGGAAGGACGTAGATCCTACAGAACATTCTTATCTACAGAAAGCTATAGAAGAGCAAATTAAGAAGAATCGCACCGGTCGTATGAATAAATAATTATATGACGAATTATGATAAATTATGTGAACGATATATGACCAGGCAAGTACGTTCCTTTTATCCTCGTAAATTTGAACTATCAAAAGAGTTTCTTGATGCGTTTAAATTAGAATATTCTAGATTAGTTGAAGGCGGTCAAAACCGAAAGACATTATTAGAGAGAATTCGTAAGGCTCTATCCTTTCACCTTTAATGTTTGTAGCACTTTAACAATATATTTTAATATTTCTGATCTTACAATATCTAGTTCATTAAACTTAAATGTATATATTCCACGCTCGTGAGATGCTTTACTATCAAAAGCACTTATAATTGTTTTAAATCCAGTCTTATTCCCTATATCGCTTTGCTGAGTGTCGCCAGTAACTATATATTTTGTATTTTCGCCAAACCTTGTTAAAATTGTAGTTAATTCTACTTGTGTTAAATTTTGTGCTTCGTCCACAATAACACATGCATTATTAAACGTTAGCCCTCGTACATAATTAACAGGGACACATTTAACATATTCTTCAGTTATTAAACTAGAAGACATAGATTTATCTAAAAACTCATTTAATTTTTCAAACAACGGGAAGCACCACGGTAAAAACTTTTCATCGGCTTCGCCCGGGAGAGATCCCATACTTTTTGAAGCAGACTCTACTATACTTCTTATATAAATAATTTCCTGTACTTTATGTGTACGCAATAACTGTAATGCTACATAAACTGAAAGATATGTTTTTGCCGACCCAGCTGGTCCGTCAACTATTACCATTTTACATTGATCTTTAAAACAAGCCTCAAGAAATTCTTGATGAACAGGGGTAATTTCGTATTTTTGTTTTATATCAAAATCTAAGAATATATTTTTTTGTATACTTTCTTCAATTTCGTTGTTCTTTATAACTGTTTTTCTACTAACTCGTCTACCGCTTAATGCAGTTTTCTTAGTTGAGTTAGAAACCGACGCGTCCCGTCTTTTTCTAGCCATATCTGTAAGTATTTATTGCATTTCACGTAAATTGAAATCAATAATTACACATTTATTAGTGATAAAAATATTTACAGGTTGGAGTAATTCAGGTGGTTCAACGACCGCATTAATTAATCTATGTAATTTATTTAACAACAATGGTTATGAATGTGTAATGTATGGCCCACACGACTGGCATCTTGATAAATGTCGTGGAGCAAAGCTACAAACGGCGACTATTAAAGAATCAGATAAAGTTATATACCATTTTTTAAATATAAGAAAAACAAGACCGCCAGTTGATAAGTTTATTTTAAGCTTACATGAAAAAGCTTTATACCCTCTTAGAGAAAAACCTGTTCATATTTTTGATAAAATACATTTTTTAAATAAAGAGCAAATTAATTGGCATGGTGTTTATAAAGATCTTTCATGGTTTATATGTGGTAATGCTCATGAGAAGTTAATACCCTTTAAACAGTCGAAACAGAGAGTAGCCGGCATTATAGGTAATATTGATAAAAATAAGCAAGTACATATTTCAATACAACGAGCTCTTAAAGATGATCATAAAGATATTCGAATATATGGTAACAATAATGATCCTCAGTATTGGAATAGTCATGTACAACCGTTGTTAAATAAACATTCTAATATAGTTAAATTTATTGGATATGAGAACGATAAACAAAAAGTGTATAATACATTAACTGATGTATATCATTCTTCACTATCTGAGAACGCTTCGCTTGTATATGATGAATGTAGATTGACAGAAGTTAATTTTCACGGTAATGAAAATATTGTTAATCAGCCTATTTGGCATAATGATGCTATTTTAAAATTATGGGCTACCCAATTAGAACTATGAGCAATATTATTCAAACACTATGGATTGGAGATACTCTTTCAACTATGGAGATTTTATCTTTAAATTCGTTTGTTAAAAATAATATGGAGATTCATTTATATTGTTATGAAAACATACAAAATGTACCTAACGGAGTAGTTATAAAAGACGGTATAGATATTCTACCTAAAGAAGATATCTTCGCATATCAAATTGGACCCGGTAAAGGATCCTATTCTGCTTTTTCTAACTATTTTCGATATAAGCTTTTATATGAGAAGGGCGGTTGGTGGGTCGATACAGACATGGTTTGCTTACAGCCATGGGATTTTACAGAAGATTATGTATTTTGTTCTGAGGAAGATTATGAAACACATAAACCGATATTAAACACAGGAGCTATTAAATGTCCAAAAGCTGATAAGTTGTTGGATTATTGTTATAATGAATGTCTAAAAAAGGATAAGCAACTATTACAATGGGGAGTCGTTGGTCCTAAGCTGCTAAACGAAGCTGTAACTAAATTTAATTATAATCAATATATTAAACCTATACATACGTTTTGTTTTATAGCGCCTTTTAGGTCAAATCTGTTTGTTATTCCAGGACAAAAAATAAAACCTAGTAAAAGTATATATGGATTACATTTATGGAATGAAGCATGGCGCCGATTAGGTATAGATAAGCATGGACAATACCCTGAAACTTCAATCTATGAGCAATTAAAATTAAAATATGTATAATATAGTATTTTTAGTTAAAAAAGATTATTTCAACACGAAGATGTCCCGTGTTAGATTTCATTCTATTAGAGCTTTATTTAACAATGAGCGAGTTAATGGCATATACGCAGGTCCTGGTTGGGATAATTGGACTTCGACCGCATCAGCACAAGAGAATTTGAATGATATTCTTAAGGGACAGGAATGTCATTTGGTTATTGGTTATAAGCCTCTTGAAATACAAGGATTTGCGGATATTTCTTATACAAAATGCATTCGCTATAACGAAATGTACGATAGGAATTGGACGTTAAAAGAAATAACTGAAAGTAAAACTAATGTTATTATATGTCATCATTATAATGATTATAAAGAATATGCAAATATTCTAAAAAAGAAAAAACTTAAGCATATTAAGCGCTTAACTTGGATACCACATAGCGCCGAAGCAAATATATTTAAACCTAAACCAGAAATAGAAAAAAAATATGATGTAGCACTGGTCGGTGCTACTAATGCTACAACGATATTAGGAGAACATTACCCCTTAAGAGTAAGGATGTCTAGATTACTTAAATATATGCCATCTCAATATAAATGTACTGTTATTCCGCACGTCGGTGGTGAACATTCTGATGCATATACAGATAAATATGCTGTCGATTTTGCTAATAAAATAAATTCAGCTAAAATTATTATAACAGATAGTGGTGTTCCTAAATCTAGATTTGGAAAGTATATAGAAGTACCTATGTGCGGTGTTGCTTTAGCAGGAGATGTATATGACGATCATCCAAAAGATGTTAAATTATTAAAGTCTTTTTTAATTGATATTAATATGCAAATGTCTGATGAAGAAATTATTAAAAAACTTGTTTATTATCTAGAGAACGAAAAAGAAAGAAATATATTAATTGATAACGGTATAAAATATACATTAGATTTTTCTCAAGAGAAATATGCTGATAGGTTTATTGAACGAGTATTAGANCCTATTAAGCGACCCCAGAGAAATTGGTATGATGATCTTTGTGATTATTATAATGTCTCTCCAGAGGAAGCTGATAAATTAGGAACAAGATCTTCAGGAAGAAAGCCTTCTTTCCCTGGTTCGGCAACTTGTCAACCTGTATCTGGGATGACAATGGAAGAAATATGGGAAAGTAACCCAAGAGACACAACAGCTGAAATATTTGAATTTTATAAAGATCTAGGTTCATGGTCTTCTTTTCGTCAATGTAAATATCATGCAGAAGCTGGAGGAAACGTTCACCGAGTAGGTGAGTTTTTAATGAAAGATATAAAAGATAATTATTTTGATGAAAAAAAAGATGAATATCATATTTTAGAATATGGTAGTGGAGTTGCTCCTACGTCTATATGGATTGCAGATAATTTTCCTGAGTTAAGAGATAAAATATTCTTTTATATTGTTGATGTGCCTTGTGAGCATTTAACATTTGGAGAGTGGAGATTAAAGACAAGAGGTTTTAATGTTCATAAGCACGAACTTAAACCAGATATTTTCCCTGAATATGATGTTAAATTTGACGCAATGCTGTTTGTAGATTGTTTGGAACATATGGATGCTCCTTATAATGCAATAAAGCATTTTTTATCATGTTGTCATAACAAAACTCTTTTCTTTGAAACTTGGGTT